CAGCGAGAAGGAAAACCTCGTACTCAGACGAATCTTGAGTACAGAAGCGGTGCTTCTTCACCTCAACAACGGCTTTGTAACGCCTACGTACGGTGATTGATCTGATACCCTCAGTAGGGGCAGACCAAAAGGGAACGAGTAGTGGCCTATCTAGCAACGATATAAGGTAATCAAGAGAAGTGTGGGGTACTAGGTGATTCGCATCACCAAGATCCCATGCCCACTCGAGGAGACCATTGATCGTTTGATAGACCTCAGCGTCGTTACGGAGAGACTTAACATAAAACGGTGTTATATATTTACCGTTGTAGTAATCTCCACCGCAACTTTCGCGGAAAGGGCCACTCCTGTAGGACTTATCTAAGTTGACGATAAGACCTGCATCCTGAAGAACGTTACATAACCGATTGAAGTCCTTAACGGGGCATATTATGTCATCCCCGAAAACGCCAATCTGACTATAATCAACATGCATATGCTTTTTACTGCATACAGCATAGACTAGAGCCAGAAGCGTCAAGGTCATCATCGGAAACGTGAAACCGTTCCCCATGGTAGACATCATGTTCAACTTCACATGCCATCCACCCACTATTGTGTGGGAACTACGGATTTGCATAAAAAAGCTGTACCATGATGCCGGCCACAGCAGCTCTATTAGAGCTGGAGTAATGAGATCCGAAGCACTTTTAAGATCTATAGTACAAAGGGAATCATCAAGAGACCCCTTATACGCTAGACGCCGGTTTTTAATCGGCTGCTCGGAAATATCAAGACCCACCGCACGTAACGCCCCCTCAATGGCTGATCCAGCTGCTAGTTGGATTGCCATATTCCAGAGGGATTCGGTACAAATCGTGCGGTCTGTGTCCTCGTTCTTCCTAACCGAAGACATGGTCGAAGCATTACACTCTTTGAACTCGTAAGGACGTACGCCATCCAAGGCACGTAAATGCGGGTTCAATTTACGCAGTAGAACTGCGAAGGGTGTGGCTACCTTGGAGCACGATCCGCTCTTTTCACTTAGTTTTTCAAAAAAGTGAGTCGCGCGTGTTAGACGCGAAGAGCCTGGACCAAAGCGCCAGTTAGTCAGGATAGTAGATAGGTCAAACTCACATTGAGGACTTCCGATATTCTGGAAGTAACGCTCAAGAGCCACGGTAATAAAAAGCCGCGCATCCCCGATGACATTGTCATCAAGAGTAATATTGACACTACCAGCAATCCGATTAACGTCAAGAAAATCAGAAAAGGCTTTATCAGCCAATCCAGGAGTACCCATGTCAGCCTTCTTCGCGATGCGT